GAGGACATCATCGGGTACTGCACAATAGCTTTAGCAATGATTAAAGAAAAGAAAGAAAACCATATTGATTACCCATGAACGAAGAAACCTGCCCGATATGCCAACAAAGGTACACGATTACCTTTAAGACCCCGTACAAAACCTGCACTATATCTTCTGATGAAGTTGACATGATGCTCCATGAAGTGCTTGATGAGCTTGTTGTTCCTGCTATAGAAGGAGTAGGGTACGTAGTAAAACCAGGACATATCGACGTTTTTTACAGAGAAGAATGATTCAAGAAGAGTTTAAAGAATTAGCACTACAGGTGAAAGAGATGCTCTCATCTGATTCAGGGTACGTAAAAGAAAGCGTAGCACCTATGATCGGTGGCGGTTTTACTGGCGATCTAATGCCAGTGGGCTATCACGTTTTTCCAGCAAGGCAGGTATGCAGGACTGAGCTAGGGAAAACTCTAATGGATGAGGTCACTATGTTTCACCAAAAGGTAATAGACATAGATGATGATAACACTATAATCGTGTACGCTGAGTCATCCCTCCTGCCTAATGAAACCATTCGGATTCTTGAGAGTTGGATGCAGAGATTCCTAGAGGAGACAATGTACGAGCTATGAAGAAACTAACAGTCAGTGAGGTGTCAGAAGCAATTGAGTTGCTGACTGCTGCTCAGACTTTTCAAAGTCAGATAGATGTAATAACGGCCAAGATCACTAGACTGATGGGTGGAGTTAAGGATGACTTGATCCACGAGCTAGTAGACCAAGCTGTTCTCAACAAAGAATCCGTTGAATGGATTGTTGAAGAGGTGCAGAGCTGGGAAAAGTACAGGCAAGAACTAAAGCTTTGATTGAGATAAAAACAACTGAGTCCCAAAGAAATAAGGCTAAAGAGTTAGCTGAAGAAATGGGATCTCTTAAGCACTCTATGCTTAGGGGTTCTGGAAACATTAGAGGGCTTCTAGCAGAGATTGCTTACGCTGATAAGTTCGGGCTACAGATTGCCAGCACGTACAACTACGATCTTCTGACAAAGAAGGGGAAGCGAGTAGACGTAAAGAGCAAGGGTGGATGGCAAGTTCCACAGCCTCACCATTGGGTAGCAGTTGAAAGAAGATTTGAACAAGACTGCGACTTTTACGTATTTGCTAGGGTTAGAAAAGACTTAGAGCTAATCTGGCTACTAGGGTGGATGCCAACTATAGAGTTCAGAAGAACGGCATTACACTTTCCTCCAGGAACACAAGATCCTGACGATCCTTCATTCAGAAATAAGTTAGACAATCTTCAAATGAGAAACAGAGACCTTAGACAATTTGATGAACAAGCTTAAACAGTCCGAGATCAAATCATTCAGGGAGGAACTCCTAATGAGACAAGGAGGACGAGATCCTATTACAGGATTGCAGATCAAAGATGCGGTCTTAGACCACGATCATGTCTCAGGACACGTCAGATGCGTTCTACAGCGTGAAGTCAATTCATTCGAGGGTAAGGTATGGAATGCGTACAAACGCTTTATACGGCCTCTGGGAGCCTCTTATGAGGATGTCCTCATTGCTATCATAGAATACTGGAGTAAAGATTACTCAGTAAATCCTATCCATCCTAAGCACAGAACAGACACAGATAAGGTAGTCAGGGAGTACAGGCGTAGGATCAAGAGAGCTAAACGACCTCAGACAAAAGAGAAGTACAGAGTCCTAATAAGGGAGCTGATTCAAAGTGCTTGACAAGAGTAACTTATTGTGAAACTATAAAAATATGGAACAAGAAATCACTATCTCACTTCAGGATCTTGCACTTGTCGTCAACATTATTGACGTAGCCTCTGAGCGTGGAGCTTTTGAGGGCAAAGATCTTTCAACAGTAGGGCAAGTTCGCGATAACATTCATGCGTTTCTAGTTGCTAACGCAGAACGTTCTCAAGAAAGCTCAGAAATTTCAGAAGACAGCACTCCTTCCGATCCCGAAGAATCCCCACCCGATACAGAGTAACCTACTCTGTTCTCGGCTTCTAGTAGAGCGAGTCGTTACAGCGGCCCATCCGAGCGAAGGGCAGTGGGCTTAAAAACCTGCTGCCCTTTTTTTAATCTTCTTTGAATGCGTCCTGCCAGTCGTAGATAGTTCTACCAATAATAGGTATGTACCTTACTGACTTTGACTCAGGCGATAGTACAGGTGGTGCAAAGTTAAACAGATCTTTAGATACTGCATCTCCAAAGCTAACTAGTGGAGGGGTAACCATACCCATAGCTGCTGTACCTACGCCATCTCTCTTGGCTATCATGCCAGTGTAAGAGTTCAGCCCAAGCAATCTCCAGAAGTTTTCAGTAGTAAGATCAGACATTGCTGGGAGATCTCCCTTACGCAAGAAGGCGTGTATAAATTCAACAGGAGCATTAGCAATCATAAGAGCCATCAGCATCTGAAATAGATTCTGTAGTCCCTCTTGCATCTCATCTTCGTTACCTGAGAATATTTTCTTGAACACGTTACGCCTAGCGTAATCGAGCTGCTTAATAGTATAGCTCTTAAGTGCGTACAGAAATCTTACGTTAGGATTCTTAAGGTACCAGTACGGCATATCGAACTTAGTAATAGGAGCAATGTTCGACAACTTGTAGAACAACAACTCAGCTACAATGTCTGACTTCTTGCCAGCGCGTATATCATCTACTACTTGCTGTGCTCTTTGTGGCCCCATTAGCCCTGAGATCTCGTCAAAGACCTTAGAAGAACTTTCAGATGCCCCGTCACCTAACTGCTTCTTAAAGCGATTGTACGTGCTATTAAGGAACTTAGCCTTCAAGCCTTCATCAAGCTTACGAAAGCCAATAGCATCAAACATAAAGTCTATAGCCTTCTGTAGCTTTCCAGGAATAGTTCCATCTGAGCTGAACTCAAAGCCAGTAGCCTTAGTCGCCAGGTTAATATCGCTTAGATCAAACTGCACATCCTTGTCACCTTGGAATGCTCCCTGTTTATTTTCAAACAAGTTGTAAGCAAAGTCACCAAGCTGAGTAACAGTACTAAGTGGAGAACTTAAGAACGCTAGAGTTGTAAAACTTTTTATACCCCTAGAAAAATCAGCAAAATCTTTCTTACCAAAAGCTACGCCAGCATCTTCGCTGTACTTCCCAGTCTTAACAAAAGCACCTCTAAGAATTCTTAGTATTTCTTTAGTTCCCTGAGCATCTAATCTTTTTTCTGCGACCTCATCTACTAAAGCCTGTATAAGTTTACCACGGGCTAAAGTTTTAGGCAATATTGAAGGATCTTCTTTTGCCCTCTTCTTAAATTCTTTGCTAGATTTATTAACAGTGGCAGCAATCTCCTTGCCCTTAACCCCCATTTGTCTGTTGTCTTTTCTAGTTTCTTTTAGCTTAAGCTGCCTTTTAAGGTAAAGCCTTAAAGAAGTATCTTCTTTGGCTTGTTTAAACTGATTGAAAACGTACAAAGCTTTATCTACATTGGACTCAAATCTGATAGGAACTCCATCAATATTAAGGGGAACCTCCATGATTAAGGGAAGTCCATTCTGAGAAACCTTCCCTCGCATCCTAGTGTCAACATCTTCATCTGGAGCAACAGTAGGAGACAGTCTAGCATTAACATCTTCATCGTAAACACTACGCACATTTATTGTGGAAGCGTTTTCAAACTCCTCTTCGAGAGTATCGCTATCTTCTATGTTCCTGAATTCATTACGATCTAGTTCATTAGATCCACGCAAGAACTGCTTGTCAGTTACTGAAGTAGCAAGTCTGTTTACGTAAGCAATAGTTGCTTCGATAGGATCAGCGTAGTACTGTACATTGTCAGTAGAAACATTATCTATGATCCTGTTCTTTTGAGGATTAGTTCCAATACCCTTGTACTGATCCTTGCCTGAACCCTTGAGCTGTTCCAGGATATATCTCTCCAAGAACTCAGCAGCTTCATCTAAAGAAACTTCTTCTTCTGGATTCTTCCTACGCTTAAGGAATATTTCCATTAAGTTCTCATCAGTCTTAATGCCTAATGACTTAATCAATCCTTCGTAGTTAGTTACAAACCTGGGCAAGTAATCTTCTATCTCTCCTACGCGAACTCCTTCAGCTCTAGCCTCTACAAGTATAGAGTCCAACGCTTGTCTAAACGATTGAAACTCCTGAGTAAGGTTGTACTTCTCCATTAACGGAGCAAGGGCTTCTGCGTTATTAGTCTTGTGCCAACCCTCTTTAATTAGTTTATAATCCTCTGGGTTTTCTTTTTGAATTACTCTTAGCTTTTCAACAAAAGGACTTACTCTATTAGAAAAGTCAGCTTTTCTTTTCCCTTCATCGTAGCTATAATTCTTAAGGATTCTTCCTATGTTTTCATTGATAGAAGAAATCTTTGACTCTATTGGTCTAGCTACGTCATCAAAAACTGACTTAACTTTCTTAAATATTTCGTTGTTCTTTAAGGCTTCTATAGAGTCCTTAGTAACTGGAACAACTTTCTTGGATATAGTCTCAGTAATTTTGCTAACATCTATACCCCGTTCCATTAGCCCATCAATAACCTTAGCAGTAAGAGGTGCATTTTTTACCATGTCCTTAGCTTTCAGGGTTCCCTTAGCTAAGGATTTGCTTATACCAGACACTGCTTTATTAGCATTACTGATAGCTTTAAGTGGAACAGCAGCAGCTTGCCTAGCTACTACACCAGTTTCCCTAGCTATTCTAGGTGCAGAAAATATAGTACTGTAAGCACCACCTCCAATTGCACCAAGAGCAAATGATCTTCCAGTTCCTTCTAGTGTTCTCCTTTCAGGATCGTAACCAAATAAACTGTTAGCAATAATATTTAAACTAGCTTCATCAGCAGCTTCAGTAAAGCCTTCACGAAAAGTAGCAAAGCCTACATCCTTAGCAATATCTCTAAAAGAATCTGTAGTAAGTTTGCCTTCTTCTGCTAATTTAAAAAGCTTTTTGTTTATTTCTTTATTTTTAAGAAATACTTTCTGTATTCCTTTAATACCAATTCTCTCAAGAGCGTAGGTCTTTATGCCGTTAATAGCACCAACAGCTTCAGCAGTATCTTGCTCTTCGGGTGTAGCAGTTGATGGGGTCTTATCTATGCTTCTGTAGTAATCATCTTTGCCAACTGTATATCCTAATGGTATAGTACTACCAGCAAAAACTGTAGCTGCACCTACTGGACCAGCAGCTAAAGTTCCAAGACCTACTCCTGCCAACTGCGTTCCTAATTGACCGATAGCATCTACAGCTTGATAAGCAAAGTCTTCTTGAACACGCAAAGGAATCGGAGCAGTTACTTTTTCTCTAGCTTCTATTCTGGATTCTCTTAATGAATCTGATATTTCTTTTAAATCTGCTTTGTTTTCTAAATCAGCAAGACGATAATTTTCTTCGTACTCTGGTTCCAGTTCTCTAATAACTTGCCTGGGAACAGGCCCAAGACCTACGCCATAAGACTGTGTTGACCCCTGAGATTCAGTAGTTCTTTTTAAAAAATCTACTAAAGACTCTCCCATGGAATATGCCATGTCACTGACATTAGCAATCCGACCACGAATAAGATCGCTAGGAGTCATGGAAATGTCTTCAAAGAGCTGATAATCTAACTCTTCCAGTTCCTCGGTGGTAAGTTTCTTTTCAGTCGTTACTCTTCTTACCTGACCGTCTCTGGATTTAAGTGTGTATACAAACATACTAAAACTTAAAATGTGTGACTAGTTGCTCAGACCTGATTGAATCTGATCTTCAGCAGGATAAATTCTAGGTGCAATAGGATAGTCTATATTTTCTTCACTATACTCGGTACCTGATCCCAGCTTTTTAGGTAACTGTAGATTAATAATTTCAGCAATAGCATTTTCAGGAACTCCATAAATCCTAAGTATTTCTGGATTTGCTCTAAGAAAAACATTAAATTTTGGAATAGAATTAACATCACCAAAGTCACTAGCCTCAAACTCTCTACCCATTCCTAAAAATCCAGAGGATTGACCTTGACCTTTAGTTGGATCTATCTGTGCAAGTCTTGCAACATATTCAATAATTCCAGGAAGAGACTTTTCTATTTCCTGCAATTTTGAAAAAGCTCCACCTCTAATTTTATCAAGATTTTGTTCTACAATTCCACGAACAACAGATTCGTTAATTTCTAAACTTTTAGCGATGGCTGAAATATCTACTGGACCTTTACGAGCTTGAACTTTGTAAAGATTAATAATATCTTCAGTCTGAAATTGTCTTTTTGCTTTAGTTTCAGCACTCCGCTCTGCTAAAGATGGAGAACTTATTAGTGAACCTCCTGAAGGAACTGGTTCGTAAATTGGTTTTCCAGTTTTAGGATCCCTTCTAGAAGCTGATAGACCACCTGGTAAAACTACTTGAGAAGGTTTAGGAGCAGCTGCTTGTTGAGTTATGTCAGCAGAAGTCCCCCTACTAACATCAATCCTAACATATCTTTTAGTACCATCGGGATTCGTAACTTCTTTTATTTCGTATTTTGGTTCTGTACCCTTAAGAGATTCAATCTGAGCTTTCATTGCAGCTTCTAAAACACCTCGTGGATTAGCCTCTGCTGCTCCAGCTGGCAGTCCTAACTTATTAGCTGCATTTCTAGCTGCTTGTATTAACTGCGCTTCTTTAGCCGCAGCCCTATTAGCAAGACCCATTGCTTGGGCGTACTTTAAAGTTTCGTCAATAGAAACATATTTAGACAACTCTTCAGCGGTGACACCAGCAGGAACAAATTGATTATTTTTATCGCTTTCAATTATTTGATTTAAAAGTTTAATATTAAGTTCCTTCTTTTCTGCCTTCTCGATATTATCTTTACGCTTCTTAAGACCTGACTGAATAGCATTAAATATTCCCTGATTAGCCTGTGCTTTAATAGCAGCTATCTGTGGGAGTGCTGAGTAATCTCTGCGTAACGCATTAAGATTTACGGGTGATGATCCTCTAAGTGCCATAATATTTAATAGTTTAATTTTTAGTTGCCAAGACCTTTAATCCAGTCGTACCCTGTTTTTATTCCACCTAGTACCGTAGGAGCAGCCTCAATGCCAAGCTTTATGTTAGCACCACGCTCTGCGGCCTTAGCTGCTCTAGTACTTTGTCTTTCTCCAAGTATGTTCTGAACATCTACTCCAGAAATTCCTAGCAGAGAACCAAAGTCTAACCCAATATCAGGAGCCATTCTACTGTAAATACCAGACTCAACATCTGCCATTAGTCCAGCAGTAGCCCTTTGCTGACCAAGAAGATTGCTTGCAAGTTGCAAGTTTACGTTCTTTTGTTCAGCCCGTTGTCTTCCAGCGAGCATTTCACTAATGTTTCCTAGCCCTCGTCCTCCAGATACAGCTTGTCCGTAACCAGCTTGAGTAGCATCTCGATCTTCAAGGAAAGACAACGGCCCCATTAGCCTTTCAGCTTCTAGCCCCTGCATCTCAGACCTACGAGTCAAAGACTTCATCAATGGACTTTGAGCTTCTCGTACATCTCCTATTATATCTTTATAAATATCTGTCTTAAGCTCTGCTTGATCTTCTGAAACGGGACGATCAAGTGCAAGGAATGATCTTATTGCATCAGCAGACTGAGGTGAAGTTTCAATGAACTGTTCGTATATTCCCTTAACTTCACCCTCCTTTATAGGTTCTCCAGATGCAATGTACGAGTTAATCATTTCAAAGAACTTCTCGTACCCAGCATTGCCGCCACCAGTGCCATCTCCAAAATTAACTGTTACATTACCTCCAGAACCACCAGAACCACCAGAACCACCAGCACCACCAGCACCACCAGCGTCAATATTCCCTACACTTGCGCTAGAAGCAGATTCTCCACCTTGGCCACCTGTTGCACTACCACCTGTTGCGCTAGATGAGGATAAGTCTCCCGAAGCGTCAGAAGATACAAGCATCCCATTTTCGTATTGCTGTCCATTGTATTCTCCTGTAAAATTAGGATCAAGATCCTCATCTGTAAGTCCGTTTAATTCTGCGTCTGTCATATTTACTGGCCCCTGTACGTCTTGTTGATTTCTAGACTCTAAACCTAGTGCATTTGCTAAATTTCTAATTCCAACTCCTTGATTTATTAAAGTCCTTGCTTGCTCCAGCATTCCTTCTGGAATAAAAACACCAGAACCTGGGGGAAACTCTCTCATTCCACCGCCACCAGTCCTAGTATCTATTTCATTACTATCATCTATTACAGAACCTCCTCCAGAACCTCCTCCAGAGCCAAGATCTCCTACGGATCCTGATACTCCTCCTCCAATAATTGATCCATCCTCAGCATTAAGTCCAGTTTCATAAATAGAATAATCTGTAGGATTGGAGTTACCTGAATCTCCAGTTTCTGGAGGAACGTAAGCATCATCACCTTTTTGAATATATTCTTCAGGAATCGGAAAATCATCTTCAGTAAGATTGTAGTCAGCAAGAACACTTCGAATGCTATCACTATCAAGCTGACCAGCAAGAGCAAGCTCGTCAAACTTGTCAAGGATTTCTTGGTACTCCTCTGAACTCAAATAGAGTTCGTTTTCCATTGTGGGATCTTCTGTCGCCATTACATTATCCTTCTAGTGTTTGTACTCTAGCTTCCAATGCCTCTATCTTAGCTACAGCTTCTTGCAGTGCTGCGGTCAGGAGCGGTACTAGTTTAGATTGGTCCATCGTTTGATACTTAGGAACCATCCTAGTACCCATTACTGCTTCAGAAACTAGA